CTTGTGGCAGTAACGATGGCGCTGGGGTCAGCGACGCAGATCGAAAAGTCTAAGTCCTATGACAGTGTATATAATTCAAGAGGCGTGCTCGTCGTATGAGGAGGAGACATATGTCGATATTATCGAGCCTGAAAAATCTATTCAGGCCGGAATACAAATATATTTATTATAACAGTGATTATGGAGTAAGCGTGGCCGAGATGGATGCGGCTACGCTTTATAAATCTCAGCCGAACTTGAGAGCTGTGATATCGTTCCTGGCGGATAATGCTGCGGAGGTCCCGCTCAAGGTATTCGACAGACGGAGCGACACAGACAGGCCGAGGGTGCTCGACAGTCCGGCGGCAAAGCTTATGGCGAATCCAAATCCGGATATGACAGCGTATGAATTCAAGCGCTGGATGTATTCGGATCTTCTTTTATACGAAAGATTTCTGACTCTGATACTTCCGAACAAGGACACGGACAGCGGCTGGGCGCTCTGGCCTGTTCCATCGACGTGGATCCTGAGCTACAAGGGTGAATCTCCATTCGCTCCGGACTTTATCATAATCGGGAATAACGGCCTTGAGCCTATCGAGATCCCGAGTGATAAGTTCATCCTGTTCCATGGCTATGATCCAACGGATCCGATGCGTCAGTACAGCAGAATAAGCGCGCTGACAGACTCGCTGCATGAACAGGTCGAGAGTAACAGGTTCAGACGCCAGATGTGGCACAGAGGCGGGAGATTCAATTCGTATATTACTCGTCCGAAGGATGTGGCGCCGTGGAATGACGAGGCTTTTGACAGGTTCAAGGAGACTTTCAAGGGTTCATGGGCCGGAGATCAGGGTTCTGAAGCCGGCGGCATGCCTATTCTGGAAGACGGAATGGAGATCAAGACCGTCCAGTTCAATTCAAGGGACGCGCAGTGGGCTGAATCCGTGAAATTGTCACGTGAAGACTGCGCAGCGGTATACCATGTCAACCCGGCTATGATCTGGCCGGGCTCCGGACAGACATACGCAAGCGCGAAGGATAACGCCAGGGCATTATATAACGATTGCCTCGCGCCTACTCTGATGCAGGCTACAGATCGCCTTAACAAGGCCGTTCTTCCTACAGTAGGTGAGCCGGAAGGACATTATATTGCTTATGACATCACTATAAAGACCGAAGGGACGTTTGAGGAGAAGATCCAAACGCTGTCGAGTGCAGTCGGAGCTCCGTTTCTGTCAAGGAATGAAGCGAGAGCGAAGCTCGATCTTCCGGCGATCGATGGCGGAGACGATCTTGTCACTCCACTGAACGTGCTGGTCGGAGGACTCGCATCTCCGAGGGATACGGATCCTACGAGAGAGAGGTTCAATTCCGTTGATGATATAAGAAAATCTTTAGGTCTCAAGGCAAGAGCGAAGAAGACGCGCGGAAAGCCGACGGAAGACGAAAAGAAAGAGCTGTCAAAGGTCTACCGCGACTTCTTCAGACGCCAGAGCAAGACGGTGCTTGCGAGACTTGGGGCTGATTCTGACAAATGGTGGGATGAAGAACGCTGGAACAACGAGCTCACGGAGGACCTGTTCAAGGCAGCTTTTTCTATAAGCAATGCTGTAGGCAAGGAATCCGTGAGAAATCTCTATGAAGACGGCGAATATGACGCCGACAGGACGGAAGCGTATATCAGAAGCATGGCAAAACGCCGCGCCGAGATGGTGAACCAGACGACTCGCAGCGAACTTGAAGAGGCTCTTTCGGGGGATCTCGACGAAGACGCGGAGAAGTCGACTCCTGAAGGTGTATTTGAAAATGCCGAGGAAAACAGAGCGGATACAGCCGGGGCTGCGTTCGCGGGAGCTATCGTTTCGTGGGCCGCTCTGGAAGCCTGCAGGCAGAATGATAACGGTGATCATAAGACGTATAAGACATGGATGGTGACATCGGGGAATCCGAGGGCGTCGCACGCAGCGATGGACGGAGAGACCGTGGAATATGATCAGCCGTTCAGTAATGGCGCAATGTGGCCGGGAGACATCGACGCGCTGAGCGTCGAAGAAGTCGCGGGCTGCCAGTGCGTAGTAGAAATTGAGGTGAGATGATGCTGCATGTGATTTTGGGTCCGCCATGTTCCGGCAAATCGACATATGTCAAGGAACATGCCGCTGATGGAGATGTGCGGGTAGATTACGACGTCATAGCTCAGGCTCTGGGGAGTATGAAGCCTCATGCCTGTGATGAACCGGTTAGAAGTGCGGCGTATAAAGCAAGACTTGGAGCTGTGCTTTATCTTCTGGATCATCCTGACGTGGAAGGCTGGGTGATCCACAGCGAACCTACTGCGTGGCAGATGGAGAGATACCAGAATGCCGGAGCTGACATCATCGTACTTGATGAAGACGAAGAGACGTGTCTTGCGAGGGCTGAAGAGGATGACAGGCCTCCGGAAGTCATAGAAGAGATCCACAAATGGTTTGAGAGGCATCAGAAAAGCGCCTCTGTAGGAGGAAATATGAATATTAAAACAAAGACAGTCGAAGCCAAGGCTGATAACGGATCCATAACAGGATATGCGTCCACATGGACTAGAGAACCCGACAGCTGGGGAGATGTGGTGAAGCAGGGGGCTTTTGCTGAATGCATCGAGAAGATGAAAAAGGAAGGTAAGGTCATTCCGCTGCTGTATAACCACAATGAGATGGAGCTGAGAAACTTCATCGGGAAGGTCACGGACCTTAAAGAGGATGATCATGGTCTCCTGTTTGAAGCCGATTTCGATGATACGGAAGAAGCTCAGCAGGCGAGAAAGCTTGCGCTCGATGGAAGACTGTGCAAATTCTCATTCGCATACAATGTGCTGGACGCAGGCACCGTCACGCTGGAAGATGGCCGCGAGGCGAACGAGCTGAGGAAACTCGACATATTCGAAGTCAGCCTTGTACTGTATCCGGCTAACCAGGACACATCGGTGGTGAGCGTTAAATCCGGCAAGAGGAACAGCGCGAAGGACGAAGAAAAACTGAGACAGATTATCCAGCTCGCTCAGGAATGCCTGGGAGAACTTGATGATACAGACGAGCAGGAAGATACGGATGCCAAGTCGAAGGATCCGGATACGGACAACGACAAGGAGCAGAAGGATAGGCTGCTCAAAGAAGCTGATGATATTTTATCAAAGGAGTAAGAAAAAATGACACTGAAAGAAATGCTAAAGGCTGCGAAAGATAATCTCGCAGAAGTGAAGAAAGGTGTGGAGAGCGGCGAGAAGACAGCTGAAGATCTCTCTAATGCCATCAATGATGTAAAAGACATCCAGGCAAAGATGGATGCTGCAGCGAAAGCTGATGAGCTCCTGAAGGGACTTGGCAAGCCGGAGACAGCTCCTGCATCCAAGAACGAGAATGAGCCGGAAGCTAAAACTCTTGGAGAGTATGTAGCTCGTGAGCTCAAAGCATCAGGCGCGGATCTCAAGAAGAGAGGCGCAAATGTAACCATCGAGCGCAAAGCGGCTGCAGTAATGGATAAACCATCAGATGTCGCCGGTGCTACTATCGAGTACGAGAAAGAAGTTATCGAAGGATACAGAAGAGAGCTTCTTATCGCAGATCTGTTCAGCTCAGCTCCGATAAGCCAGGCTGCGGTACAGTTCTACCGTGAGTCCAGCACTGTAGAGGGTGGGCCTGATGAAGTAGCTGAAGGAACGAAGAAGCCAATGATGAGCTTCGGAGATGTAGCTCCTGTTACAGTAGCTCTTGATAAGATCGCTTCCTACATGAAGGAAACAAAAGAGCTCGTCGAGGATACTCCGTGGCTGGCTCAGGCTATCAATCAGAGAGGCATGTACGAACATGCGCTCAAGGTAGAAGACTATCTTGTAGGATCGCTGATGGGTACGAGCGGAGTTCAGACGAAGACCGGGCTTGATGCTGATAAGATCTTCGAGGCTGCTATGGATGTAAAACAGCAGACAAAGCTGTCAGCTGACGCTGTGGTCATCAACCCTGTCGACTACCAGACTCTCAGACTGGCAAAGGACAGCAATCAGCAGTATTACGGCGGCGGATACTTCTACGGACAGTATGGCCAGGGCGGCGTAGTAGAGCAGCCATCTATCTGGGGTCTCAGAACAGTAGTATCTCCTGCAGTTCCTGCCGGCACAGCTCTCGTCGGAGCATTCAAGCTTGGCGCCGAGATCCTCAGGAAGGGCGGAATGTCCGTCAACTTCGCATATGAGAATGAAGATGACTTCCTCAAGAATCTTGTATGCATCCTTATCGAGGAAAGACTTGCGCTCGCAGTGAGAAGACCGGAAGCCTTCGTGATCCTGAGCACAGGAAGCGAGTCTTAGTCCGAAATGGAGGGCGTGATGATGAAGATCTACAAATGGCACGGCATGACTATTCAGATCGCGGACGAAGATCTGAAGCAGTATCCAGGCGCAGTTCCTGTGCATGAAAAGAAAAAGCCGGAGCCAAAAGTGAAGAAGCAGACTGCGAAGAACAAATCCCGCAAAAAGCCGGAGAACAAATGAGAACTGCTTGGGGCTATGAAGTAAGCGAGGGGCTCGGACCGATAATCTCAGTCGAGACTTTCAACGCGCGTACGAACAATGCTTTTGCAGGCAATCAGCGAGTAGGGGCGGCTCTCAAAGCCGCCTCTCAGGCTGTTCGCAACTACTGTGGCTGGCATATCTGTCCGTCGCTCGAGTGTATGGCCCGTCCTGAAGGCGGAGGAATCCTGACGCGTCTTCCTGCTGCATATGTGAGTGACATAAAGTCGGTAAAGGAAAACGGTGAGGAGCTCGAAGTCGATACAGAGTACGAATGGCGTGAGGATGGTCTCCTGAAGAGGTCAAAACCAGGCAAATGGGCGGAGAAGTGGAGGAGCATCGAAGTAAGCTATATGGCGGGCTTTGATTCTGAAGCTGTTCCGGATCTCGAAGAGACGATCTGTGCCATTGCTGCCGGAGTTCTTTCGGTAGCATCCGGAGTGACGTCGGAAAGCTCGGACGGTGTGAGCATAAGTTACAGTTCTTCGGCATCGAGTATAGCAGCGTCGCTGACTTCGCAGCAGAGAAGCGCCCTCGAGCCTTACAAGGTGGTGGGAAGCCATGCCGCTTAGTTTTTGTAATGAAACAGTCGAGGTGCTCAGAGCTCCGTTTATAAAGAAGAACGGGATGGAGCTGCGTGACTGGGATAATGCTCAAAGCCATAACGAGCATAGCATTCTGATCACAGCGCAGGCTACATCGCAGGAGTTTGCGGAACGGACGGAGCAGAAGACTGTTCGGAGAACACTGAGAGGACCGTATGATGCGGATATAACAGCGGGAGACCGTATCGTATGGAATGGCGATACATACGACATCGAAGGCGAGGTATTCCATAGTAAATCGCCTACAGGTCGGGTATCATCCACGAGATGCACACTTGTGAGGTTTAATGGATAATGGGCGTAAAAGTAGTAATCGAACATAATGGAGACGGATGGGCCGAGATCTTCAAGTCTGCAGGGATGCAGGCTGTCGTAGATGAGGCGGGAGAAAAGATCAGGGCGAATGCCGGTGACAACTTCCGCTATGATCGTGCGCAGAATAACAGGTTCACGGCTGCGGGTTTTGTAGGCGCGGACAATATTGAGGGCGCGTATGAAGAGGCTGAAGAGAAGGTCCTTACAAAGGCGGTGCATAGATGAGGGTAGCTAATGACATAGAGACAGCTCTATATGATATTCTGGCGGAGGAAGGGTACAGCGCTTCGGCGCATGCACTTCCGGCGACGCTGGGGACTAGTTATCCACATATACACGTGGTAAGAACCGGCGGCTACACGACAGATCTGGTCATAGAAGAGAACAGCGTAGACTTTGATGTCTATGCGAAAAATGAAGCAGATGCCATGACGGCTGCGTCGAATCTGTGTGCTTTTGTGAGATCTCTTACAGGTACACAGGTCGGAGCTCCCTGCTATGCATCTGAGATAGAGACTCTTCCATATAACAATCCGGATCCGAGACATCCAACAATAGGACGCGTCACTTTTAAGGCGCGGATAACAACGAGAACAAGGAGTGAGAACAATGCCTGAAGTAAAAGATGTAAGAGTAGGGCTGCCTGAGCAGGGAACTACAGGAGCGATCCTGAGCGCGCCTCTTGGAACGGCTATTCCCGATCTTTCGGATATCACAAAGGACGGAATCACATATAATTCCGCTTTCACAGGCAATGAGTATGTCTCAGAAGATGGACTTACTCTAACGCCTACAATGAATACTACGGATATCAAAGACTGGAGAGGAGCTACTATCAGGAAGCTCTTATCATCGTTTGATGGAACATTAGGATGGTCAATGATCTCGACGAATGAGAATCAGATGAAGCTCACGTTTGGAGAAGAGAATGTCACAGCCGAAGCCGCGACGACTACTCACGGCAATCAGACAAAGACTGCTCTGGGTGCACGTCTTCCTGATCCGAGGACATGGCTGTTCCTTATGAAAGACGGTGACGCAAGAATGGTGATCGCGGTTCCTAAAGGACAGATCACGGAGCTTGGCGAAGTAACATTCAATTCTTCGAATGCGGTAGGCTGGGGCGTAACGCTTGCGACTTATCCGGATGAGAATGGTAACAACGCATACATCCTGACGGATGACGGACAGGTTATTCTGTAGACAGCGAATCTTAAGAATGAGAAGGGAATGTGAAAGATGAGGAAATTCGGAAAAGACGCGCCGGAGCTTTTCAGCTTCCAGCTCCAGGGCGACAAAAAAGTATATAAGATACCACTGGCTGCATCGCTGCCATACAGCATCTTGAGAAAGATGCAGCTGCATTCGAATGACGAAAGCGAATTCGATGTTCAGGTGGAAATGCTGCGTAAGTATATGGGAGATGTCGTGGATGAGCTTGATACGATCACGCTTAGCGACATTCTTAAGGCTTGGGGTGTAGCGTCCAGTGATCAGGGTGCAGAAGTGGGGGAATCTTAGGCCTTGTCCGTATAATAAGCGAGCACGATCGCGCGCTTGAGTATGATCTCATGACGCGGACAGGGCGGACTCTAAGTGAGTACATGGATATGGGGGCGGCCGGCATGGTCGCCCTCTTGTCGTTTATTAGTAACCTTGGGCCGGAATCAGCTCTGAACAGGGAACTGGATCCAAAAGATGAATTCGGCGCATGGTGCACGACGTTAAAGACGAATGCGATACTTGCGGACATCTTCGACGTATTTGTTCAGGCGAATACGAAGAAGGGACATAAAGCGAAAGAGTATCCGCGTCCAAAGAAACATCAGACGATAGGCACTGATGCAATACCGGTCTCGGAGTTCTGGGACTGGTGGGATAAGAAGAGGTAAAAACAAATGTCGGGAAGTGGTACAGAAGTCGCAAGAGCATATGTGACGATCATACCGAAGTCAGATGGAACATCAGACAAAGTTATAGATTCGGTTGTCAATCCACTGAATGACGGTGTAAGCAAAGCCGGAGAGACAGCGGGCAAGCTATTTAACGGTAAGCTTGGAGGAATGCTTGCGAAGTTCGCCGTGCCGGCTGCGGTAGGCGCTGCGCTCGTTGGTGTGGGCAAGATAGGCTTTGACGCGTTCGAACAGGTCCAGGAGGGCACGTTCAACGTCATCAAGGCTACCGGAGCGACAGGAGCCGCTGCGAAAGAGCTTGAAGGA